TTTAGAATATATAGCTAGACCACAAACCGCAGAAATGTTTTTTGAAGACGTGTTAATGGCATTAGTATTTTACGGTATGCCACTGCTTGCAGAAAATAATAAACCAAGACTACTTTACTACCTAAGACGTAGAGGTTACAGGGGTTTTAGTATGAATAGACCTGATAAAGTTTGGAACAAACTATCTGTAGCAGAAAAAGAGGTTGGTGGAATACCAAACTCTAGTGAAGATATAAAACAAGCCCACGCCGCAGCTATTGAGATGTATATAGATAAGCACGTAGGTTTGATGAATGATGGGAGTTATGGCACGATGTATTTTAATGAAACGTTAAATGATTGGGCAAAGTTTGATATAAACAAAAGAACAAAGCACGATGCCTCTATTAGTAGTGGTTTAGCAATAATGGCTTGTAATAGACATTTATACAGACCAAACGCAGAAAAGAAAAGAGTACCTTTAAACATTAATGTTTCTAGATATTCAAATGATGGAATTAACTCAAGAATAATTAAACAATAATTATGGCAGACGCTGTTATAAATAATTTCCCAACGCAGGTAGTACCTGACGCGGAAAAAATTAGTTATGAATATGGTTTAAAAATTGCTAAAGCAATTGAAGACGAATGGTTTTCACACTCTCACGAAGGTCAAACAAGAGGTACCGCAAGATATTCAAACAACCAAACTGACTTTCACAGATTAAGACTTTACGCTAGAGGAGAGCAATCTGTAAAAAAATATAAAGACGAGTTAGCCATTAATGGTGACTTAAGCTACTTAAACTTAGATTGGAAACCTGTGCCTATCGTTCCTAAGTTTGTGGACATAGTAGTTAACGGTATGGCTGATAGAACATACGAAATACAAGCGTTCTCTCAAGATCCTTATGGTGTTGCTAAAAGAACTGAGTATATGGAAAGTATACTTAGAGACATGAAGTCTAAAGAATTTAATGATGCTGCTAAAGCTAACTTCAACATGGATCTTTACGAGAATGATAAAGAGACGTTGCCAGAAACAGAGCAAGAGTTAGAACTTCACATGCAGCTAACATACAAACAGGCTACAGAACTAGCTAACGAGCAAGCAATAAATGTTTTATTAGAAGGTAGCAATTACGATTTAATTAGAAAAAGATTATATTACGATCTAACAGTTCTTGGTATCGGTGCTGTAAAAACTAGTTTTAATACTTCCGAGGGTGTTGTTGTTGATTACGTTGATCCAGCTAATATTGTTTACTCTCATACTAACTCACCTTACTTTGATGATATATACTATGTTGGAGAGGTTAAATCTATACCTATCAATGAACTTGTAAAGCAATTCCCTCACTTAAGTAATGAAGACTTAGAAGAGATACAGAAGAAATCAAGCGCTCAATCTCATAGATATAACAACTACAAAAGAAAAAACGACTTTAACCAAGTAGATGTTTTATACTTTAACTATAAAACATATATGAATGAAGTTTACAAATTAAAAGAAACTTCTACTGGTGGAGAAAAAGCTATAGAAAAAGACGATCAATTTAATCCTCCTACAGATAAGGTTGGCGGATACGCTAAGCTGTCTACTCAAGTAGAGGTATTATTTGAAGGAGCTTTAATATTAGGTAGTGACAAACTTATCAAATGGGAACTAGCTGAAAATATGATGAGACCTAAAAGTGACTATACTAAGGTTAAAATGAACTATAGTATAGTTGCTCCAAGGATATATCAAGGAAGAATTGAAAGTATAGTTAGTCGTATTACGGGTTTTGCAGACATGATACAGCTTACGCATTTAAAGCTACAACAAGTAATGTCAAGAATGGTTCCAGATGGAGTTTATCTTGATGCTGATGGACTAGCAGAGGTTGATCTTGGTAATGGAACAAATTATAATCCACAAGAAGCTTTAAACATGTTCTTCCAAACTGGTTCGATAATTGGTAGATCGTTCACTGGTGATGGAGATCCAAATCCTGGTAAAGTACCTATTCAAGAAATATCTAATGGTGCTGGCGCTGGTAATAAAATGCAAACGCTGATAGCTAATTACAACTATTATCTACAAATGATTCGTGATGTTACCGGACTTAACGAGGCTAGAGATGGTAGCATGCCAGATAGAAATGCTTTAGTTGGTGTACAAAAGTTAGCGGCTGCTAATAGTAATACAGCTACTAGACACGTATTGCAAGGAGGTCTTTTCATAACTAAGGATGTAGCTGAGCAATTGTCTCTTAGAATATCAGACATAATAGAATACTCTCCAACAAAAGATGCTTTCTTGCAGCAGATAGGAACGCATAACGTTGCCACATTAGAAGAGATGTCAGAGTTGCACTTATATGACTTTGGTATATTCATAGAACTAGAGCCAGATGAAGAAGAGAAGCAATTGCTAGAGCAAAATATACAAATGGCTCTTGCTCAAAAACTAATTAGATTATCTGACGCTATAGATGTTAGGAATACTAGAAACGTTAAGTTAGCTAATGAACTGTTAAAAATAAAAGAGAAAAAGAAAGTTGCTGAAGATCAAGCGATGCAGCAACAAAACATTCAAGCACAACAACAAGCTGCACAACAAACAGCTCAAGTTCAAGCTCAAGCTGAGGCACAAAAGCAGCAAACTGTAACTCAAAGCCAAATACAATTAGAGCAAGCTAAAGCAGAGTTTAAAGCTAAGAATTTAGATCATGAAGCTCAAACAAAAATGAAACTTATGGAGTTTGAGTTTAATTTAAAAATGCAGCAAAACGCTATAGAAAATAAATACAAAGAAGATAGAGCGGATAACAGAGAAGAAATAAAAGGAGAAAACGCGGAAAGAGTAGCGAGTAAAAAATTCGAGTCAGCAGGTAATGATGAATTAGGCACTGGCTTGAATATGAATCAGTTTTAATTATTATATTTTATATTATGGAAGAAAACAACAATGAAGCAGTAGAGCAACCAGTAGAGCAAAACGTAGAACAAAGCGTAGAGCCAACGCAAGAAGCGGTGGTTGAGCAACCAGTTGCTGACGATACTGTAGAACCTATTAAGGTTAAAGAAAAAATTAAGCAATTTACATCATCTGATATGGACGATGTTGCTACGGTAGATTTAAGACAACCCGTTGAAGAGGTTAAAGAAGAAACCGTAGAAGAAGTTAATGTGGCTCCACCAACAGAAGAAACAAAAGAGACTGTTGAGAAAGTGGAAGAACCAAAAGAGGAAGAACCTCTTCAAATGTTAGAGGAAAAACCTGAACCAGAGGTTAAAGTGGAATTACCACCAGGCGTAGATAAGCTAATGAAGTTTATGGCTGAAACCGATGGTACTATAGAAGATTACGTTAAGCTAAATAGAGATATTGGTTCAATGGATAATCTAACAGTATTAGAGGAATACTATAAGGACACTAAATCACATCTAGACAGTGAGGAGATAAAGTTTTTATTAGACGAAAAGTTTTCTTATGATGAAGAAGTAGATGATGAAAAAGATATTAAAAGAAAGAAAATCGCTTTAAAAGAGCAAGTTGCCGAAGCGAAAGCCCACTTAGACAGGCAAAAGTCTAAATACTATGAAGAGGTTAAAGCTAATAGAGCTCTCAATCCAGAGGCTCAAAAAGCTATGGACTTCTTTAACAGATATACTGAGGAATCGAAAGCTAACAAGGAAAGATTCGAGCAGGTAAACAACGTCTTTAAACAAAAGACTGATGAAGTTTTTAACGATCAATTCGAAGGTTTCGAGTTTAATGTTGGTAAAAGCAATCTGAAGTTTAATGTAAAAGACAAGCATAACATTAAGTCAGACCAAAGCGATATTAACAACTTCGTAAAAAAGTTTTTAAACGAAGATGGAACTATGGGAGACGCTAAGGGTTATCATAAATCTTTGTTTACCGCCATGAATCCAGATACTGTTGCTAATCACTTCTATGAGCAAGGTAAAGCTGATGCTTTGAAAAGCTCTATTGAAAAAGCTAAAAATGTCAACATGACACCAAGGCAGACCAATAGTGAAGTTCAAGTC